CCGGTCGTGGTGATTGACGGGGCTGCGGCAGAACCGGCAGCGAAGGTGGTTGCGCCCGTAACTGCTATGTTCCCAATACTGACAACCTGCGAAGCATCAATGCTAATCGCCGTCGTTGGAACTGCGCCGGTCTGGAAAACAAGCGTACCCGTAGTATCGCTCGTTACCTTGAACGCGGTGTTTGACGCTGTACTGGCGCTTATAGTGCTCATTTACATTATCGTCCAGATCTGACCGCTAGTGACCGTTACAACAATACCCGAGGCTATTGTCATCGGGCCGACCGAGATGCCGTTATACCCGGTAGCGATAGTGTAGTTCGCCGAGACCGTCGTTGCATTGACAAAGATGCCGTTGCCCGCCTCGAAATTACCCGGAACGTAAACGTTGTCGCTTACGTCTCTATAGACAGACTTGCCTGCCGGGTAATCGCAGAAGACGCTCTTGGTACCTGCTGAGAAGTTGACGAGGCTGCCGCCGTTGGACGATGACAACACCGTAGTTCGGGATAGCAAAGTTCCCGCAGACGTGTACGTACCAATGCCCACCTCCCACTCATTAGCGGTCTGGTGAACGATGGTGTAGTACGTGGTGTTAGTGTTGCCAATCGCAGCAAACGACTGATAGCCCGTCTGCGCCCCAGCAAGAGTTATCGTGCCAGTGCCAGTGGTAGTAGTCGTCTCATTAACACGGTCAGCAAGTACCAGAGCCATTTCAGGCCCCCATCAACTGATCTTCTGCAAACCAACGCTGCTGAGTAACTCCGTCCGTATCGGTCCACTCGATGAGGTAGTAGATAACCCCATCCTCCGTCATACGCAACGCAACCACAGGGCCTTCCGGCACAACAGCCTTTACTCGAACTATGTCCCCTTTCTTGTGCATGGGATGCTCCTTAAGCAGCGTCGAGGCTGAAGGTATAGGTCACATTGAGCGTGTCACCAGAAGTAACGTTGCGATCACCGGGGGCTTGGAAATCCGCAGCCGAGAACAGAACGCCGGTCGTGCCAAGCTTGGTGCTGTTGCTGATCAAGAACGCACCGCCAACCGTAGCGGTGGCATTGATGTTGTACTGAGCAGGGGATGCCGAGTTGGTGATGATCGACGGGTCCGCAGTCGAAGCCGTGCCGAACGTAGCCGTAGGACGGGTCGCGTTGCTATACGGGTCGATCTCAGTCCAACCAGCATGTGAAGCAGACGTATCCGAAGCTGCCGGGTTGTTCGATGCAGCCGCGCCGTAGAGGCCGATAAACCACGCAGCGGTATAAGCTACCCCTGAAAAATACTTGGTGTTCATGTCCTGAAGACCCACGTTCACCACGAGGTTCTCAGACTCCGCTGCCCACTTCAGGCTGCCTTCTGAATCACGGCACTCGATACGGAAAACGCCGCCGCCACGAATACCTTCCTTAGAGCCGTTACTCTTGGTGATCGAAGCCACCGCCTCGTCTACCGACTTCGCTTTGTTGATAAGCATCTCAATAACTCCTTAAGTAAATCGAAGCAGCGCAGAATCGTATGAATTGGTTGGCATCTGCACCGTGAAGGTGTTGGTAGCGATCTTGTCTGCGCCAAAACTCAGGACCGCTATAGACTTGTTGCTCTTGCTCGCGTTGTAGATGAGGCCACCTGCCGCCGTAAAGGACGCCGGGTTCCACACAGCATTGCTAAAATTAATGTAGACCACGTTGTTTGCCGTGTTGAGCGTCACGCCCGTGAGCACGACTCCTCCCGCCGAGTACCCCGTCCCGACCACCTGATTGGTAACGGAATAGACCGTGGTGTTCTCATCTAAGGTAGCGCTACTTGTGTAGAGCGCAAGCTTGATCGTATCCGTCAGCAGGTCATGCACTCCCTGCGGAAGTTGAGCCTTGAAGCTCAGCGTTTGGGTCTGAAAGATCACGTGTTCACCGGAACCCTAACCTGACCAGAGCGGTACGCATCGCGCCGGTTAAGCCCATCGCCAAGGCGGGTCAACTGACCAACGGCTTCCTGATACTTCTGCTCGTAGTACTGCATCATGTCAGCCTCACCCTTTAAGTAGGTGTACGCCTCACGAAGTGTTCCGTAGAGTAAGATATTCTCGAAGTTGTCCCCAAGCCACGTCGTACCCGCAGTCACGATGCTCGTCGGATAGTAGTAATAGTGCATTTCTACTTGATACGCAGCATTCGGGGTTGGCCCCAAGATCAAGGTGTCATCGTCGAAGATCGCGTAATACTTCGGGATACCCGTATCGTCCGGGTCCGGGAAAGACTGCCGGATGAAGTTCACGTCCTTGTCGAGCAAGAACTCCTGAGCGTTCGTCGTCGGGTCAATCACCGTCAAGGAGAACGTCGCAAGCCAGTCACTCGGTAGCGTCAGGTACTTGTTGTTGATGGACAAAGTACCAACTTGGTTGCGACGGATCGCCGGGATCTGAACCGAGTTATAGATACGCTCTTCCGCAAGCCCCACAAAGGTAGGGATGTTCGCTACGAACGACGTTTCAGTCGATTCGCAGTATTGCTGTACCAGTGTGGTGAGCGTTGCGTAGTTCATGGTCTAAAAGTATTACTTCTCTTTGCCCTGACGCGTCAGCACGCCAGCCAAGCTGCGCTTGTCGAGGTTAACCCCCTCAATGAACTTACGACCCTTAGTCGCGGCGCCCGCACCCTGCATCTCAATGTGGGTCACGCCCGCATTGATGTTCGTCTCAGGATAGCCGTTCTCGCCCGTCGAGGCGTTGTTCGGCTCAGGCTGCTTGTACTTGCCAATTGGATTCATGCTCCAATCGGCGAACTTGAAATCAGGCTTACCCATCTTAGTACTCCTAGGTCGTTACGACCGTTACATCGCCTACGTACCCCTTGGATACGAGATAATTCGGGGTCAGCCCTGCATCATCTGCAGAGGCCCCTCCTACGGGGTTCCAGCCCCATTGGATCATTCTACTACCACCCGCGCCGTCATTGCCGGGTGCAAAGTAAGTTGTGTCCGGACGAGGGTTACGCAGCGCCTGCGGGTCGTCCACCGGGTACAGACCGAGCGACAACTGCGGCTGATCAGGCTCCCAGCACGCCCCGCAAACGAGGATATTGACGTTCTTGGTCTTGATGACAAGCGGCCTAAGCTCCTTCAGCTTAAAGCGCCACCCGCAGCGATCACACTGCGAAATAGCATTTTTACCACTTGCATACCGGTTAGGCATCAGTAACCCCCGATGAAGCTCTGTCTGGGCACAAACCGCACCGCAGCCTTCTCCCGATCCTCGCCAGCCGCCAAGTCCCAAGCCTCGTCGTACTGGGCCTTGAGCGCCGCCATCCTAGCATCAGCGCCGGGAATCTTCATCGAGAGCATGTAAGCCAAGCCCGCAACCATGCAGGGCATAAAGCGGAACGGGATGTCTTGGCCGTTGATGCCATTACCCACGTCGAACATACGGCGTAAACGGGTGTAATACAGGGTGTACGGGGTGCTGTTATCGGGCAACGGCCATACCGTGAACTGCGGGTAGACCACGACATTATTGGCACCGGTTGCGCCTGTGCGTCGATTAATCCAGATCTGGATCGGACGCCCCGTCGCGTTCTTGTTCGGGATAGAAACGTAGGTGCTGGAGGAGATCCGGCTAATGTTGATATCAACCTGATTCGTACCCGTACCCGTGCGGATCACATGGTCCAGCAGGTCCACCGTATCGACAGCGAGGTCATAGGTCCCGACGTTGTAGGTCAGGACTTGCGTATCCTGCTCAAGCGTCCACAGGTTGATACCCCGGTTGGCCCAGTCCATTAGCAGCAGGGACAGACTACGCTTGGCCGTACGCAGATCGTAACCGCTACGCAGTTCCGCGCCACAACGCTCGAAAGCCTCTTCCACGATGGTGTTGAGGTCGAGGTTGAAATCAGTCGTAGCTGTAGTCTTGTCAGCCATTACCGTCCCATCTTCTTGTTGATTAACTCAAACAAAGTCTTGATCTTCTCTTCGACCGTGGCAAGACGGCCATCCATCTTAGCAAGCAGTACAACCAAGGTAATGAACCCTAAGAATATAGGCCACGCCTTGATTAGAAGCTCTACGGTTTCCATAGTTACTTCGTCCCCTTATTTGCCTTTTTGGCGGTAGCTGCTCGTTTTAGCAGCAATGCCTTTGGGCTGCGCGACGAACTGCTTGCCTTGGGCCTTGCCTTTTCGCTTGGCGGCAGAAGTTCGGGCGTACTCAGCAGGGCTGAGAGCCTTGATCGCAGCTTCTGGTAGATATCTCTCACCCGTGTCAGAAGATCGTTTACCACTTTTCGTTCTCCATTTTTGATCACCCCAAGCTTTGAGGGACTGCTGTGGGGCTTTCAATCGCGGTATCCCCCGCCCTTGGCCTTATAGTTCTTGGCAAGCAACTGCGCCTTTCGCGCCGACCACTCGCCTGCGCCAGTACCCTGCACAGCCCGAGACTTGATCGACTTGAACATGCTCTCACGCATACCCGGCTTAGTGTAGTTCCCGGCTGCGTTAACCTTGCTCTCTACCTTGCCACCCTCGGCGTGCCGATTGTCCCCACGACGCTTAGCACAGGGGATCTTGCTAGGAGACATAGCACCCATACCACGCGACGGCATCATCAGACGAATCTTCCCTTGGTCTTGCCCTTGACGGCACAGCCATCAGCCCGCTTGGACGCAGAGGAGACGGAGCCGCCGGAAGCGTACTTCTTGACCGAACCGCCACGACGCATTGTAGGAGGCGCTGCGCCACTACTTGCAGCATCAACGGTTTCCTC